TACGTCAAGAGATTGAGTTTTTGGGTTGAAATTTTGTTTCTCGCCTATTGCCATATCTCTAGGGTTGGCTAAGATCGAACGCGGCTACGTTCTCTGATCAAATCCATTCCCGCCCACCGGGCGTTGCCGCTGGACCACGATCTCTGAAGCGCTATTCTGCAAAGCAAAAGCCCCCAGCTTTCGCTAGGGGCCTATCCCGAACCAGCTATTCCCTTTCTGGCTTGTGACCTTACCGGCGACCGCGCCGCTTATGGCGCCGGCCTCGCCGGCCGTGTTCCGCAGCCTCGCGGGCTGCGATCTGTTCCTTGTTCATGATAGCTCCTTTCGCTCTCGTTGTGGCCATGTGGCCGGGGTGATTGAGCAACGAGGTGAGGCTAGATGAAACCGGAGTTCTTAGCAAGCCATTCCGGCATGGTGTACTTGCCAAAACCGTCATCCTGAACTTTTGATTTTGGCACCCATGCGGTCCTCTTGCCGTCGTACAATTGGAACGCCTTATCGGTTTCAGCGAGGCATTCGGCGCGGATGTCTACCGGGTTGTCACTGCCCTTTGTGTGGCCGAAAGCGCGGTCCATTTCATCGAAGGCTATCGCCATTGCGGGTTGACCTTTGATCGGTATTTGACGAGGACATCCAACCGCAACCACAGCGCAGCGCGCCGATTGACATGTTCAAGCGTGCGGATAACATCGCTGTCGCTAAGTGGCCTGTAACTGCGCAACTCATTTTGAATTTCCACAAGCGACATTTTGTCAATCATTTCTTCTTCCCGCCATGCGCTCGCTGTCCAAGCAATTCCGGATGCTGTTGCGCCATCCTCCGTTGCTGCCGCTTACGTTTGCGCAGAGAATGCAGCAACGTATCGCGCGACGGCGGATTGGTCATGCGGATGAAATCCTCATCGTCAATAGTTCCAAACTTGCGATAAACCATCGCCAGTTCGCGCGACTCGTCACCAAACAGCGGCGAGTAAGAATGACCGTCAATCCGCATTTTTACCGTGCCTGCATCACACGACAAGAAATCGTGCACCTTGTCGTTCTCATCCGGCGCGGTCTCTAGCTTGTCCTTGTCGTGGGCCATCTTCAGTTTCAAGCCCACGTCTCCGATCTTTAGAAGCGGAGCGTCAAGCGCAAGAGCCGCCTTCTTGATGCGCCCGGAACCGGACTTCTTTAGGTCCGCCGCGTGCTGATGAGAGCGCACGCCACGCTCGCTGTGACCAGCTACAACGTCGGTCAATCCAGAGACCTCGCGAAACTCTGCTTTAATGTCCTTGTATTCCGCGAAAATATCAGGCGGCATATCCGGCTTGAACTCCTCCGCTTTGGCTTGCGGTAAGGAGTCATACATATATGTTCCGGCACCGCCAAAGGCCGCCGCCTTTTCCTCCGTCAGTCCAAGAAATCCAGAAAATACCCTTGACGGGTCTGCCTGTCGGTCAAGGATGTCATCGATTTGGTCGATGCGTTGCAAAAGCCAATTTTGGAGCGGGATGAGCGCATCAATGTGCGCCTTACCCCAGAAATAGTTGTACTTTTTATACGGTTGTATTTTAGAAAATGCATGTTCGCCCGGATAAAACGGGTTTGTCTCAGATATTCCCTTTCCAGATTTCTCCAGTCTTCCGAACAAGTCTATGACATTCGATGTAGCTTTTTTATATGTCTCGATCGTCTCCTTGCTGTCAGAGACAAGAATATCAGGATCGATCATGTGAAACACACGATAGTCCAAAGCGCGGTCATCCCAAACCCAAAGCTCATTCCACCTCACCATAGGAACCGACGACTTTGCCTGATAGGTCGTTGTTGGCGCATAATCTGGATTGACCTGACCGAACAGCGTTCCGGTAAGACTTGCGCCGGTTGATCCGGAAATAATCATTCGTTGCAGCATTTCGGGGAACGGAGAAATTGCCGACGAATGCGTGACTTTGATGCGCTCTATGTCCTCATCTTTTCCGGCCATCATCAGCTTGCCGACCGCTGTCTGATACTCCAAAAAATACGAATGAACGAAACAGCTTTGACTGTCGATATCTGTGACCGACTCGTTGTAAACACCAAAGTTGTGCGGAGGAACCAATTCCATAAACCATTCTTCGCGGTCGCGGTTCCATCCCTGTTTGGGAATCATCGTGTCGTAAACCAATGACCACATGACCGCCTCGGCGATCATATCCGAAATACCCGTTTCTATGAAATCCTCGTTGAAATCGTCCTGCAACGCTATGGCCTTTAATATCGCCATTTCGTCGCGAGCCGATGCCGCAGCAATATGATAAAAGGCGTGATCCGGCGTATAAAGAAATGACGTTACTAAATCCAAATGGCTTTCTATATTATTGATACGCGCTTGTTCCATCCCGTTGCATCCGAACAGATAATACTTTTCGCGCCAGTCATAGAGTTTGTTTCGCTCGTCCCGCGTCGAAAGACATCTCTCGATAAGGTATCGAGCGCAGTTTTGTAACTCGTCTTTCGTGTTGGGAAGAATCATCGCCTACGCTTTCGTGGTCTCGGTGTAAGATAAAATGATTCTCTGCTGTGTGGCGCCACAACGCCGGCCATCCTAGCGCCATTGTGTTGATCGCGGTCCCATTGTTTGATTCTTGCCAAGGCGGCGTCAACAGACAAACCTACAAAATACGACGCATTATAAGGCGCAAGAGCGTTGTTTAGGGCCTCTCTAACGCGAGGATCAAGGTTGTCGGAAATGTCGAGAGACGCCTTTGTCATATGTTGCGCTGTCTAGTTCTAGCCATAACAATGGCGTTTGCCTCCGGTCCCGGTATCGAAGCAGACCGATCGCGGGCTACGCCAACTTGCACCTTACCACGAATGTCCACAGGCGCGACAGACGGAACGCAGATAGCGCCGGCCGCGGACACTGGCGCAGAAAATCCTGGACCGAAGTGCCTCACTCCCATTTCCGCGCTGATCGGTTTCGGTTCAACGCGAGGGGCCGCGCGGTTCAATCGCGACGGCGAGGGCGAATTAAGATTGGTCATTCCATGTTGATCGGCAATCGCTTGCAATCTCTTATCCACACGCGGAGCCATACTCATGATGTGACCACCACCCGGAATCCAACTTACTCTCATACATCCGCATTTTGGGCACGGAGGATTCGCATCAGAATACGAATGGAATGTGTGAGCACAGCGCTCATTCAAACAATTCCAGTCCCGGCTGATGTAAGACATTAGGTTGGCACCGCTATATTCGAACGCCTCAAATGGTTTAGTATCAACTGTTCCACAGGCTCAACCCCGCCTCTGCGCTCAATCGCGAGTGAGTTCTCTTGCGTCATTCTCATCCCTATCAACATTGGTTGCAACCACTTTCGCCAGCACTCATGAGCCATTGCCGCAGTTACGGCGCGATCATCGTTGCCGCCCCCGTCCGCCGATATTGATCCCTCATCGTTTACGAGGCGGCGCATTTCCTCAATGAGCGGAAGAGAGCGTATCTCCATCCTACCGAGTTCCACCGCGTCCTTAAAGCGCGCCATCAACATGCGCTTGATGTCGTCGGTCATGACGAGGTGATAGGCCAACTCACCGGACATTGTGTCAATGCGAGTGTAATAGAAGTCTCGCATATTCTTGAGGCAGTTTTTCAAGTCGTAATTGTCAGATGTTGGCGGCATTTCTCTCAAATATGCCTGCACTCTCTGTAGTTCCCCAAACACAGCCTTTCCTGGGCCGTTTATTTCTAGAATGACGCGACTATCCTTTTGACCGTAGAACCCTGCAAGGTGCGCGATAACCCATGCCGTTTGATATGTTGAGAATACAGTAGTACAATATTCTGCCACCTGAATAATACGCTCGGCAAAGCACCTCCATACTTGAATGCAATTATTATCAGCTTGATCCGACGAACCATAGGCAGGGTCGCAAGATACGATGTAATAACCAAATTTTGAACTATGCTCCCACACACGCAATTCGGCGCGCAAATCCGCAACCTGTTCAACATTGATGTCCTCCCACCGCCGTGTCATCCGGTATCGGTAAGTCTGGAATGGCCGCCGATGCGCGTCTCTGGTTATCTGTGTTAATACCGGAGCTGTGAAAAACTTCGAACCTGTAGAAACGAACGCATCTTCCTCAGTGAAAGGAAACTCTTGATCCATTATAGTTTGATCGTTCGCAAACTCGTCCTCCATTTTCCATCTGTACCAAGCCAACTGTTGCAGACTGATATCGTATCCGTATTGCTGCCTAACAGCACGAACTCGTTCTCTTTCAAGCTGGGACAAACGATTATTGGGAGCGAACAAAATGAAGCGAGGGTCTTTGACGTGGAATTGGTTTCGTTCGTCTCGCCACCAACCCGAAAAGATAAAACGGACAGTTTTCGATTCTTTTGCCGCTTGGCACTGATCGTAGAAATGATTGAATCCATTTGCTGTACTCTCCCAAATTTGCAGGCGGTGCGCGTAGATTGAAGATATTGACGCCTTGAAAGCTTTCAAGTCATCCTCGTTGGCGTACATCGCAACTTCTGTTGCGTGCACATAATTAGAGGCCATCGAACGACCGAGGCCACCTCCGCTGTTTTCTTGAACTCCACCTATCAAATAGGAAAAACTAGATTTGTTGTCGAGCAGCAAAAGATTTCTGTTATGGCTGTCGATCTTGGGACGGAAACGCCTTCCATTTATACTCTGCGGCATCGACTGCAATTGCATGTCGATCATCGCGCGCCATTTGGCGAGGGCCTTTTCTTCGTGCAATATGAACGTACCAAGCAGACCTGGATAATTGAGAGCATAAAAGAAATCAACCGCAAGGAACAGTGTCGTTGCGCCCTGTTGACGACCCTTCAAAACAACGAATGTCGTGATTCCTTCGTCAAGCCCCTTAACAATTTCTTCCAATATATAAGTTTGCGTTCCAATCATTTTGAAAGGAATATTTCCGTAGTCTCTCGAGTGTATTCTAAGGTGCTTCAAATATCTTTTGAACTTCGCCAACGGAAACGGCGATACTCGACTAACTCCGCCAATCTTAGGGGATGTCATCCTGCAATCGCTAAAATAATGTGACGCCAAAGACGAGCCTTCATTTGTTGAGGCCACGGAAGTTCGTCGTACGGAACCAAATTTGGGTGCGTTGGATTACTGGCGACGGTGCGGGCACGCCATGCATCGTGTTGCGCATATATGCTTGCGGTGGGATTAACTATAATCCACTCCACAGATTCCCTCAAATCTTGTTTCTCATCATAATTTAGCTCATCCCATGACGGATTATCGTCCTCGCCTATTATCTTTTCCCAAGCACGATGCGTTTCCCACCCCAACTCTGTGATAACATCTAGAGTTTGGTATAGGTCGCGGTCGTTCGCTGCTTGTGGTTCCGTTGATGGAGGAAAATCTATCGTCTCTCCTTTGTCGTTAATCCAAACCATTATTTAGTTTCCTCCATAAATCTTTTTACTCTCTTTTCAGCGTCGTGCCTATCAAGTTTGAAGTCAAATATTGATCCACCTCCGCTAAATCTAGTTATGAATCCGGCGCGAACATCGTCCAACAATTTATCAATCATCTCGTCTTTCTCACGCTCTGTCATAATTCACCCTTTGCCATTTTCTCAAGATCGGCGCGCATTTTTGCGAACGGCATTGGAGTCGTGCCATCCTCACCGCGCTGACGACGCGCGACCATTTCAAGCAGTTGCATCTCGCCCGACATCTGACGATTTACGCGAGACACGCGGTTAATATGGCGGCGCATTGCGCGGTCATGCGCGGTCGGAGCGATGCCGGCCATCTGGCGTAAAATTCGATTGACGCGCATTTCATCCTCTTGAAAATTACACGCGGTTAAACTACCATAAATCACTGCGAGATAACAGGTAAGCACGGCCCTCCGATCAAGGCCGCGCTGTTGTCGTGTAAGTATTTCGAGGATAAACCTAAAGCCTGAAACTTAACTGTTTCGAGGTTTTTTTCTTCCCCTCGGACTGTGCTTTGGCATCGATAAAGGATGCCTCCACCGTGTCTATCTTCTCACGCAGCGACTTGAAAATCTTCTCCTTGAATTCATCCGTCCAGTCATACGACTGCGTACTGGAAAGGTGATTGAGGGCAGATAGGGCGTCGATAGCTCTAGACACCCTTGCGTTTGCTAGACGCTCGAAATCCGCGCGCTTTTCTTCAATCGTCTTTTTCGGCTTTTTGCCGTCGTCGGCCGCACTGCCGTTCGGTGCCGCAGACTGATCGTTCACGTCCCCGGTATCCTGCGAACCGTCTCCGTTCTGTTCCCCGTTATCGCTGTTTGGCGGATCGTCGTCGCCTTCCTCTGGACGCTCTCCGGGCGTCGCCCCAAAGTCTCGTTGGTGTGCTCTCCTAGCCATTGTGGATAAGTCTCCTATTGCGTTATAGAGACGCGTACTATATCATCGTAAAATGAACTATCAATCCGTAATTAGGTCGCACCTTCGGGAGGGCATTGAGCGCGTAGCGCATATGATTATGTGACGGCCGGCCCTACGCGACCTTCGGCCGTCACCTCCCCCTCCCCGCCCCCACTTTAGAATTGCAACTGCAACTTAGTCGCAACTAGGGTCGATCGCGCACTCTTAAGGCCGGCGCAGAGGCAGGCGTAAGCGATGCAAGCGCCGGGCGGTTTGACTCCGCCGGCCGGCCGCCGCCGCAACAGCTCGAGCCATAGCGATCGGCCACCCCGCACGGCGGATCGAGCGGCCATCGCGTACATCCTTCCTTCATTGCATACCCTCCACTGCGGCCGCCAAAACCCCCGCCAAGCCGCTGAATTTGCCCACACATCGAGCGAAAGAAAGAGGCCATCGCAGGCCCCCGCTTGCTTGCTCGGCAGCCCCACGGCCTCCCCACCCCTGCGGCGCCCCCAAGGAACGCACGCGCGCGCCCCCAGGTCGATGGGACTTTGCTAGAAATTTTCGGTGCCCCCCACTCTGGCCTCCCCCAAAAATTTTTTGTATGCTCGTCCCGCTGATCGCCGCAACGTGAGGGGTAACCTTCGCGGTTCCGATCGTGGCCTACGTGGGAACATAGGGCGGATAACCACGGCCACCCACTCCGCTTCCCCCAGGAAAATTTTTCACCTATACCCCCAAGGGGAAACCCTGTCGCGGCGATGTGTGTTCGACCCACACCGTGCAGCAATGCATTGAGCGGGGAGTGGTAATCCCGGGCGATTTGGTTTCCCACTACGTCCTCCCCCAGAAAAATTTGTGCTATAGTCCCCTAGGGCCGCGGTCCCGCCTCCATCCCTTAGGGATAAGGAGTTCAGAGGGTCTGTGGATCGACATGCTATGCCGGTGCGTCCACGAACGCGGCCCCACTCCCACCTCGCGGGAGGTGTCTTGGGCCGGTCCCGCTCACGGCCGTCCTCCAAGCTCGACATCTCGCAAGCCGCCGGGACGGCCCGCAGGTGCGGCACCGTGACGCTGGGTTCAAATGGTGCTTGCCGCAAAGGAAAGGGCCGGTGACGATGTGGGATCGTCAACCGGCCCTAAGAGGGCTAACCGGACGCTCGCCGCGTTCCGGCATGGGACCAACACCATGCCCTACACAAGTTATAGACATGCATCGTTACAGGGAAATGTCAAGTCATGGTCAAAGGAAGCCCTGTATCGAAACCAGCAACGAGAGAGGGCGAGGCTGTACGAAAACCTCTCTCCAGAGGATCGCGCCAAATTTGATGCCACCCCAGATGCCCCTAGCTACCGCAGGAAGCAAAGGGTAAGGACCAATGATCCCAGGGTGATGCGACGAAGAAGGCTGGCAACACGCTCGAACCTGCCGCCTAATATCGCTGACCAATTGACGTTCTGTGAGAACGCCCTTTTGGTCATCCTAGTGAGCGACAATAAGACGCACGGAAGGTGCGAGCGGTCGGTCAAGGAGAAGGCCGATATAGCAGGGATGAGCAAGTCATCTGTACGGGCTGCCGAGCGGCTGTTCGTGGAGCGAGGCTGGATCAAGAAAACACCACGCCCGCATAAGGACCGCAAAAGCGATACCAATATCATCACGATTATTTCACCTGAATTGAGGCTGTGGATTGACAAGAATCATGGGTGCAAAATTTCGCTACCCTCAAAGATCCCGTTCATTAGAACCCGCGTCGAAATGTCGCAAAATAGGACTACCGGCGCCTACAATAGGCAGGAAATAAAGTCAACCCCCCCTCCCTGACCACCAGACACCACCCGAAGATACCCCCATTGACAAGAACGCAGAAATGTGATAGAAGGCTATTGCCTTTT